TCTTTAATAAACTCTAATCCTACAGTAGAATTTTCTACATCTTTTTTAAGCCTTGAGTCTGAAGCAGCGGCCCATGAAGTATCTGATCCATCTAGACCTAGTGTTGCTGTTCCTCCACTGTTACCAAGCCTTGCTGTACCTGCTCCTCCGCTTGTAATAGAAACCCCAATAAGAATTGCAAGAGAGTCGTTAACACCACTTGATGAAGTGTCGTAACCAATAGAAATATTTCTGTCACCATTTTGTAAATTGTCATATCCTAGAGCGCCGACTATAGTATTTTTGAACCCAGTTGTGATTGCTACTCCTGCATCATAACCAATCGCCACGTTTTCAACATTTGTAGCAGTAGTAAAGTTTTGAGTTGACAAAGCTCCCTGACCAACAGCAACAGACCTACTACCTAGTGTATCAGCGCCTAATGCTGCATCTCCCACAGCTACGTTATAATCTGCGTCAGTTAAGGCGTCACCACAGAGATCACCCATAAGTGTGTTTTGTACGCCAGTGGTTATATCGGCCCCACAATTTTGTCCCACCGCCGTATTAGAGCTAGCTGTAGTCAGCGAATTTAAACAAAAATTTCCCACCGCAACATTTGCAGTTCCAGTGGTCATTGTGGTTAATGCGTTTCTACCAATCGCCACAAGGTTGTCGCCCGTGGTCACTGCATCGCCAGCAAAAGCTCCAACAAAGACGTTGTTTGTCGCTGTAGTAGTTGCAAATCCTGCGTTATGTCCAATTGCTACGTTGTTAGAAGCGGTAGCTGTAGTAAAGTTTTGAGTAAATAAAGCCTCTTTACCTATTGCTACAGACTGAGACCCTAATGTATCACTACTTAAAGCAAGATGCCCAATTGCTACGTTGAAGTCAGCATCAGTTAAGGCATCACCAGCAAGACCACCGATTAATACGTTCTCTACGCCCGTTGTGATTTCTCTTCCTGCACTATGACCAACACCTACATTGTAAGCATCTGTAGTGGTAGTATGATTGAGGGCAGATAGTGCAAAATTACCCATTGCTACGTTTCTATCTGAAAGTGTATTAGTAGTTAAAGATGAGTAGCCCACAGCAGTATTGTTATCACCCGATGTAATAGCATCACCTGATTTGCCACCAATTAATGTGTTAAATGTACCAGTTGTTACTGCACCGCCAGCTAACGCTCCAATTGCTGTATTGTACGTCTGAGTAGCTGTCGTAAAGTTTTGAGTTTCTAACGCATTTATACCTACTGCTGTACTAAACGAACCCAAAGTATCTGTGCTTAAAGCGTTCTTACCTATGGCTACATTAAAATCTGCATCCGTAAGTGCATCTCCAGCTAGACCGCCAATGAGGGTGTTGCCTACGCCAGTTGTGACTGCTTTACCTGCTTCGTAGCCGACTGCTGTGTTGTAAACAAGTGTACTTGTTGAAAAGTTTTGCTGTTGTAAGGCATTAAGACCAATGGCAGTTGAGCGATTTCCAGCTCTATCTGTTGTTAAAGCATCCATACCTACGGCTACATTTAATGAGCCTGTGGTTAAGGCATCTCCTGATCTGGCTCCAAGTAAGGTATTACTTGTGCCCGTATTCACGTTTCTACCAGCATCTGCACCGACAGCGGTGTTGTATCCTTCAGCACCTGCATCTAAATTTTTTAAAGTACTCCACCCAATAGCAGTATTATTACCATGTGCATCTTCTGTTGCTAATGCAGCATATCCAACGGCTGTGTTGTTATCCCCTGTCGTGATTGCAGTTCCTGCCTCATCGCCCACGCAGACGTTAAAGTTACCGTTAGAGGCTATTGCATCCCCTGCGTTGACACCTGCTCTGAAGTTGGATGTACCTGCTGTGTTTGCAATAAGTCCTGTACTTGTTACCGTAGAATTAAACGTAGCCGCACCAGCCGCTGACATATCAAGGGTGAGGGCAGTTATTGCTGAACCGCCATCGTTGCCTTTAAATATCATATCTGCATCTGAAATAGCACTAAATAAAGATGGTCCACCTCCACCACCACCAGCACCTATCTCTAATATAGATGTTCCATCATCTTTAAATCTCCAGTTAGCATCATCAGAATCTAAAATAATATCTCCTGCTACGTCTAGTGTTAGGCTGCCAGAAGACAAATCTATCTCTGTGCCATCAATAGTGATATTATCTACAACCACACCTGCGTTGGCTGTGACTACGCCTGTTACACCAAGAGTGCCACCAACAGTAGAGTTAGCATTACTAGCAAACCCACCATTAAACACAGTCGCAGCCGTGGTGGTTAGAACACCTGTTACGAGGGCAGTCGTTGCCATGTTCACAGCACCATCAATGTCCACAATGTCTAGGTTAGATGTACCGTCTACGTCTATGTCACCAGATATATCTAAGGCTGTACCTGTCAGGGTTCCTGTACTTGGGTTATATAAAAATGCACCTGTGTCATCCAGTAAACCGTTTGACTCATCGTGAAATACTACAGGAAAATTTGTATTTGCATTGTTGTCATTAACTACGATACCTGCAGATGTACCTGAAAAACCAGCCGAAGTAACTGTACCTAAAGTAGCGCCGCCATCTTTAAATGTAACTGTACCACCGTCTGCATTTATTTCTATGTTACCAGCAACATCTATAGTTAAATCACCAGAAGATAAGTCAATCTCCGTACCATCAATTGTAATATTGTCTACAACCACACCTGCGTTGGCTGTGACTACGCCAGCAACCGCCAAAGTAGATGCCATATCCACAGCACCATCAATGTCTACAACATCTAAGTTAGCTGTACCATTAACATCTATAGCACCTTCTATATCAAGACTACCGGGAATACCTACAACTGTTGTGCCTGTAGCTATTGTTATTACATCCGCATCAGCGTCATTCTTAATGGTAATGTCGTTAGTACTACCCTGTCCAGTAAGAATAAGACCTTCAGCAGATGTATAACCTATTGCTGCGTTATCACCAGCGGCTGTATCACCTGCAGGCTCAACTGTACCACCAGCTAAAACATTACCTGTTACAGTAGCGCTATCTATATATGCATCTTTAAAACGTAAACTATTAGTACCTAAGTCAACATCTGAGTCGGTTACAGGAGCAATACTACCGTCATTAAATGTAACTTGATTTGTACCTGCATTAGCTATTGTAATAACATCTGATCCACTAAATGTAATACTAGTGTTAGCGTCAGTATCACCAAAAATACTATCAAGACCCATAGTTCCAGCGTTAGTAATATTAGAGTCACTAAAGTCTATAGTACCTGTAACATCTAAGTTACCACCTACAGATAAGTTACCTGATATATCAACAAGGCCATTAATATCAATAGTAGTAGCTGCTATTTGTATTTCAGTGTCAGCTACAAGATCAAGTTGACCATCAACAGATGAGTTAATATAAATAGCAGTATCACGGAACTGTAGTTTTTCTGTTGTAGCAATAAGTACGTCATCAGAAAACTCAAAGTAATCTTCATCTTCCATCCACTTAAAGACACCATCATTAGTTTCCCCATCAAAGGTAATAACAACATCAGTGCCTGCAGTGCCTGATCCAAAAGTAATAGAATGACCTAACATATTAGCAAGAGGGCCACCTTCACCAGCAGTACCATCGTGAGTATGGCCTGTACTAGATGCAAATGCAGCTAAAAGTTGATCGTATTCATTATTAAACAGATCGGCGGTAATAACGTCACCGTCTGTAAAAGATGATTGCCTTGTGTATGTAGCGCCCATTTAACGTCTTGCTCCTAATTGATACTCTAACTGAAATCCTTTAAGTGAGTAAGGTGCAGTTTCACCTCCATCATTTATTCTTAATATAACAGAAAATCCTGAACCTTCTACTGATTGTCTTATAATAGGTTGTGAAGGACCACCAAAAACAAAAGTAGCAGCATCACCTACTATACTAAATAACGCACTACCAAATTGTGCTGCAATAGTAGAAGAGTCTAAAGCATAAGGTGCAGGTCTTGCGGAACCCGATCCTTCATTATCATAACGTATTAATAAATCGGCGTCAATAGCAGATTCAGGTTTATAGTTAACAATAACTCTCTGCATATGTTTTCTAATACCAGTATCCCCAAAACTTAAATCGGGACTTCTATATCTAGCTAGTATTGGTGTGCCATCAAAAGTATTACCCTTTTCTTGCCTTTGTACATAGCCATCACTACTTCCGTGCAATACAATTACATCTCCAGAAGTTATAAAAGTATCTGTAGAGGTAGGTTTTACTCCTCGTATTTCAGAAAACTCAAATCCTTGTTGTTTTATTACGCAAGCAACACCTCGTGTAAGGTTTTCTGCTTGTCCCTCTTTAGTAAAAAATATTCTATACTGTGTTTTGTCAGCTATAACAACGCTTTCAAATAGTAATGAGTCTTTAATGTTAACATCAAAAAGAGACTGTACATTTTTACTTACTGTACCAAGTTCTGTATCACCAATTTTTGCAGTAGCAGCTACCGTTCTAAGACCATCAGGCCCAAGAAAAATTAAATCACCACCAAATTCTTGAATAGTATCTCCATTAAGACAACCAATAGACCTAGTAACAGGAATTATTGCAAAATCAGAAGACGTGTTACCTGTTAATTTAAATATTCTATTTTCACAAAATATAAATAAAGAATCTCGAAACACTTTAAGGCCGACTATAGTATCGTCTACTTTAATACTTCCTGCTCCATCGCTACTAGTAAAATTATCTTCGTCAAAAGGAACACTAAATACAACTTCTTCTGGTGTAGTACCTTTACCCGCATAGAACATATGATTTTTAAAAGATGCTACATGTTTAGAACCTGCAACTGCACTTGCAGCAACATCAACTACATTAAAAGAAGAATCAAAAACTACAGGAGCATTTTCTTCATCAACAAATATAATTTTATCAGTACCATTAAAATTAAAACGTTCAAACCTATACTTTTTTGCACTAGTTCTTCCTGTATCAATTTCTGTCCAAGTAGAAGATACAACTACACCATTAAGATGTGCAGCGGCTGTAGTGCTAGAAGCAGCCCTAGTTACTCCCGTAAGTAAATTTGGATTAGTTGTACTGGTTATACCTGTATATGTAAATATTTCATTTTCAATTTGTATAGTACCACTAGCGGTAAAACCACTAACCGATTCTACTCTAATTGTACCTGACCCTGACATAGTTTCAGTCGCAGTTATACTTGTAGATAATTCAGTAGTCCCAGCATTAAATATCTTTTCGCCTCTACAAGCTATTACTTTATTTGCAAAACTAGCTACGCCAATTACTTTTTCTGATGAAGAATTGGTTTGTGGTATAATGTGATTAACGTATTTACGATAGCCGTTAATTCTTCTGTAGCCGCCTTCAACGTCAGGCTCAAAGTTTTCTAATACTAAAGCCTCTCCCGGTTGCATAAGAAAAGTAGAACGGTTTAAAACTAAACCGCCTTCACAATTAAATGCTGCAGGTTGTACCCTAGAACTATCAACCATTAAAAAGAAATTCCAATATTATAATTACTAGGTCTATATATAACAGTTGACCTAACGTATTCGTATTTATTTACAAGAAGACTTTGTACATTCTTTATGCCTTGTTCAAAGCGTACAAAGTTTGTATTGTATTGATCTAACTCACCACGATATTGATACACAAAAGCAGTAGCCCCATCCACAATAATTGGTGAAAATCTATCTGGTATACTAGTAGTATCTCCATGTGCAGCTAAGTCATCTGGAAAAGTATAAAAATCAAACACTAGTGTGTATTGTTTATCGGGTAAAGGATATAGTAAATAATTATTATCTGGAGTACGTACAATAAATTGAGGAACTCCACCATTTGTAAATAAAGCTACCTGTACACCAGTAGCGTGGGCTGCAGCAGTAGTGCTATTAGCACCTCTAGTACAACCAGTAAAAGTAGTAGACGTAGTACCTGTGTAAGATACTTGTTCACCTAATATAAAAAGAACTCCACTAGTAGCAAAGTCTGCCGTGCTTACAACAGTAATTGTAGTAGCACTGTCTGTTAAAGAACCATTTAATGTTGTTGCATCTACTTCATCTTCTTGGGTAGCAAAGCCCCTACTAATATATTCATTATAATCTAACTTTATAAGATTACCACCCGAAGTATTAAGGTCAGTATTCTTTTTTATTCTAGCTGTATTATAATCAATATGTTTAGTACTAGTAGGTACATCATACCTAGTTGTACCGGGAACTAACGTAGATGTATTAGTTGAATGGTTAAAAGGATAACCAAATTCTTTTTGATTAATGTATCGTATAGATTCATTAACAGCATTTTGACATTGTACTTGAACACCCCTAGCATCTGTAAAAGATGAAGCAGTAAGAACAACTTCATTCATACGAGTTATAACATCGTTAGTTAATGAAAGATATGTCAGGGCCATTATGTTTCCTTAAAATGCAGCAATGGGGCCAGCGCAAAGCCAGCCCCAAAGTTTAGTGTAGTGTTACAGCAAGTCACGCTGGGCTGCAGCAGCCTCAGTATGAGCAGCCGAAACATCAGCAATTACTGCATAGACACGTAAGCGTCCAGTTGCAGCAGCAGCACCAGCGACAACTACGTCAATGGTATCTGCAGCACCAACACATGCAAGAGCAGCAGCAGCAAAAGTAGATGCAGCACCTGTGTTTACAATATTAGCTTCGCCGTTACTACCTTTTACAAGGTATGTACCAGCAGCAGCATCAAGTGCAGCACCGTCAATGATGTCATCTCCACCAGCAAAGTCAATATTACAAGTACAAGAACCTGTAAAGGACTTCATGATTTCTGCACCAGCAGCAACCACTACTGATTCAGCAGGTATTTCTAACAGTTGGAAAATGTCTCCATCTGCAATAGTAGCACCTGCAGCAATCATAGCATCAATATCTAAGATTGCTTCAACGGTTCGTACAGTGTTACCAACTACTGTTGGAACAGCAAGAACGTTTGCTCCAACACCAGCAGTATCAACGGAAGTCATATCAAAAGTAGCCATAGTTTATATCCCCCCCTACGCTGCGTTATAACGGGCAGTAACGATTGCTTCTGGACGAAGAATCTTCCTACCGTATAGATGCATACCACGAACAATGTCAGCAAAGCTGTCAGGGTCACGATATGATTCTGTCTTATTGATTTGCTCTGCAGTAGCTACAGCGGAATCGTGTCCAGCCATAATTACTCCAAGGTTAGTCAGTTGGTTGGCAGTACCTGCAGTACCCGGCCCAGTGCCTAGTGCTGGCAAGTTGGACGAGGAGTATACACGAAAGCCGTGAAAGTTGCTTACGGTCAAACCATTACGCAATCCACCAGAGTCACCGAAGTCTGCGTTCATGAAGCGAGAATCTTCATCAGCAAGAATTTCCATGAATACTGGATCGACTACCAGCCAGCGACCTTGTGAGTCAACCTGCTGTTGGTCAAGCAAACGCTTCATACGTGCAACAATCATTGCAGGAGAAACGGTAGCAGTTGGCAACGAAGTAGCACCGGGCATACGTGCAGTCACAGGAATTGAGTGAGTGCCAGCAGAGGCAGTAGTGATGTTACCAAAGTCGCCCTTGTGAAGCTGCATAGAAGAAAGCAACTCATTCGAGCCTGCAGTTGAAACAGCCTTAGAGCCGTTAACTGTAGTGTTAAGTGTGTCAGCTTTGCTGTGCAAAGTAGACTGCTTATAGCCAGCCATGTAGCCAAGAACTTCTTGGTCATGGTTATCTGCTAAACGATACGCTGCACGATTAGATGCCAAGTCCATGAAATTAACATGGCTATGGGCCTCTTCAATATCGTCCATCTTGAAAGCAAAATAGTTAGCTTTGTCAATGGTCAATGAAAAATCGGCGTCCTCTAAATCTTGCGCTGTGACATTTGTGCCACGTGCATATTCTGAAACAGAAATCTCAGGTTCCTTAATGATCTTGACGGTATCGCCTTGACCAGAAATTTCCCCCATGTAGTCGGAGTTAGTAATGTCACCAACAACAGTTGACTTGCGGAACGCAAGCTGTACCTGTTTGCTGTAAATGACCGGGCTGAAATTACCATTTGGTAGATTGCCATAACCCGTAGCTGTCGTAAATGCCATTGTATTATCCTTTGCATTAGACACAGATACAAACTTAAAGTGTAAATAAGGAGGCTAATTTCTTTTGGGTAACGTTAACTAAGAAAGTCGGCCAACCTTCTAAGCAACGGGCCAAAGACATTAGGTAATCACTAGAACCATTTATGTTTGTGAAAAAGGGATATTGCAGGTAACCAAAGGTATGGGGCTGCAATAAACCTATTGTATATAGTTTTACACAATATGTGTAGATTGTCAAGTCTTTTATCGTGCGCTACCTGAAATGTCGTAAATAAAGTTACCACCTCGAATAGCTTCCATGATTTCGTCTTGATGTTTTTCATACTCTTTAGTAGTCATTTTGTTTACTTTAGACTCAGACATCTTGTTATTGTTAGATGTAGCGTCTGGTTGACTTCTACTGTTACGAGTATTAACTGACTTAGCAGCGTCTTTGTTGTCGCTAGGAGCTTTTGTTTTAATATTCATGTCTGACTTATACAGATCAATCGCACGTGACGCAGCCCTAGCATCATTATCGTTTTCGTACAAAGCGTCTTGAACCCACTTAGGCTGTTCTTCTGCCCACTCATGGAACTCATCGCTATCACGTATCTCTCCAAAGTCAGGATGTACTTTAAGAAGTTCTACTTCAGCACGATCACGTGATGCGGAATCACGCATCTCATCAATTTCTTTTACCCTGTCTTCTAGGCCAGCCTGTTGTTCACGTGCTTTTTTAATTGCAATAGTTTCAACAATAGCCGCTACGTCAGGATACTGTTTAGCCCAAGCATCAATGTCTTCATCTGACTTAGGTAACTGCATTTCTTGTGCGGTACTTTGTTTTAGTTGAGTCTCTAAAGCATTAATACGTGTTTCTAAATCTTCCTTAGCTTTCTGTGATCCTCGCCGTAGATCAGCATACCGTTTCTTATAACTTTTTTCCTCTGCATTTGCAGGCTCTTCATCTTCAACTGCTTCAACTTTTTCTGAACTGTCACGTTCTTCTAGCATCTGTTGTAGTTCTGCTTCGTCTTCTTTTACTCGTTCACGCACCCTACTGTTACGTTGCATTAACATAGTCTTTGGTGCTTCTTGTACTTCTACTATTTGGTTTTCCATTTTAGTTCCTGTTTACTGGGGCCACCGTAGCCTGTGTGTTATAGGGGGGTGAGTAGCCAGTCATATTTAACAGATTACTTACGTGCTGCTAATCCACGCTTGTTAGTCTTAGCCTTTGCAGGCTTTTTAGTTGTTGTAGGTTTTTGTATTAAACCACCTTCTTTAAAAGTTCTAGCTTTTGGTCTAACGGAACCTGTTGTCGCAGCAATTTGCGATCTTTTTATGTTAGCCTGATTTTGATCTCTGATTTCATTTGCCTTATCACTAGCAGTTCTTTTATTACTTGTAGTTGTTCTAGCAGCTAATTGTGCTGCTCTCATTCTTGCTGCTGCTGCTGTAGCTGCTGCCCGTGTTGCAGAAGCTTTTGCTGCATCCTTTGCTGCTTTAGCTTTAGCTTGAGCCGTGTTTGCATTAACCCGTGCTGTTAACGCATCCATGCCATTGTTACGATCTGAAACTGCTGTAGTTGCAAAGGGATCACGAAAAGGTGTAGTAGAACGATCCTTTGGTACGTATGCAAGTTTAGTTTTATCATCTATAAGATTACCACCAACGTAACTTCTACCGTCATTTTTTGTAAGTAAGTTAGCCATCTTTTGAAATGCATTATTTACTGCTTTACCGTCCTTATCTCTAAGTATACCATCTTTATACTTTAATCCATCATTGGGGGTAGCTAAGTTTGCGGCGTCCATGTATGTAGTATTTATTCTTTTACCTGCATTTTTACCTGCAGTACTATACAACACACCACCACGATACTCTTTATCATCTTTATCAAAAAGTTTATTAGCGGCATCTTGAAATGCATTATTCTGTTTAGCATTTTCTGCTGCTTTTTCTGCACGTAATTCTCTAGCAGTATTTTCATTTTTTAAACGTATTTGTTGTTGTGCTGCAACATCTTTAACATATGCATTATTTGGATCAGACAGATTTTTAACAGCTTGTTCTGCCTGACGAGGATCAGTAAACACGTTACCTGACCCAAAGGCGTCACCCATTTGTTGTTGTATAGCTGCAGGTGAAGATTGTGTTACAACGGGAATATCATCAAAACCCCTTGTAATGTTTTCTGCAGGTAAAGATTGTGCTACAAAGGAAGTATCATCAAAACCCCGTGTAATGTTTTCTGCCTGAGATGAAGGTTGCGCTACACCCATACTATCTATTCTGTTACTGTTATCAACATATGAAGGTTGCGCTACACCCATACTATCTATTACATTTTGTGTTACAACAGGTTGTTGTGTTACAGTGTCAGGAGTGTCAGAAAATAATGCCTTACCTTTTACTCCTAAAGCATTATCAAAAACATAATTTGCTGCTTTAGAAATTGCTCTTCCAACCGCAGAAGCCCCTCGGCCAACCTCTGTATCTTGCATGTAATCATAAGGTCTTGCTGGTGCTACACCAATACCTGTTGGTGCTTCACCAACAACGGCTTCAGTTTGGGAAGGTTTCACTTGTGATTGTATAAAGTTCGCAGCACCAGAAAGACCTTCATTAGATTTATCCATAGCATTTGCTAAAGACCTAGTTTCAAAGGGAGTGCCAAAAGCATCTACTGTTTGAGAAGAAGGTTCAACTTGAGACCCACTCATAGCGGTTTCAGTTTGTGAAGGTCGTGCTACACCAATACCTGTTGGTGCTACTAATTGTTTCATGGCTTCTTGATCTTGCGGATCAATACCTAATCTATTTTCTTCTAATTGCGCTTGCAGTTGATTTTGAGTTAATGGTAAACCGCTATTTGCAACAGTTTGCATTACATTTTTAGTTTCTTGGGTTAAGCCACTTCCTAAAGAATCTCCGTATTGAAAATCTCCAGAGTTACTACGACCACCACTTGCAATTTGTTGGTCTACTACTTTTTGAACAGCTTCAGCTTCTTCTTTACTTTGAACATAGGCATCATTACCTTCTAAAATAGTATTTATATTGTTTTGAACTTCTTCTGAAATAACAGGTACAGTTACCGCCCCAAGTGCTGCAGTTCTTTGTTTTTTTGTATACCCATCTCTTGCAAGGTAAGAATCTACTCCAGCTACAAGAGCATTAGAGTCTGCAGTAGGCTTTAAGGAGTTAGCCTTTAACCAACCATCACGAATAGCAATTAACTCATCTCTATACTCACCTGATGCACCTTCGATCATACTGTTTAATCTTGCTTCACCCTTACGAGCATGTGATCTCATGCCGCCACCAATTACCAACATTCCACCGGGAACCATAGACCCTATACCAAGACCAACAATTCTTCCAAATTGGTACAGTCCACCACTTTCACGTTGCATTTGTGCTGCAAAAACTTCGTCTGACATACCTGCATAGTCAATTGGCTCTGGTGCAAATCCAGTTTTTATTTCTGAACCATCGTAGTCTTGACGAGTATCATTACCACTTGCATCAACATTACTAGAAGTTACAGCAACAACATTACCAGCAACAGAAGTAGTATCACCCGGTACGGGAGTATACAATGTGTACCCATCTGGAATAGGTAAGGTAGGTACACCATTAATAAATGTAATAACTACAGACTCACCTGCCGCATTTCTATATTCTTTTGTAACTGTTTGTACACTACCCATATAGGCTTCATAATCAATAGGTTCTGTAGAGTCAGTTGTCATAGGTACATCTGCAGTTTGTAGTTGTACCATACCACCATTAGCATAACCTGCACCCTTTTGAGCTTTATCTGAAATCATGTCTTGCACTTCAGTGTAATCTTTAACTGGTATAAATCCACCGTCAGCAAACTCCATAGGTTCGCCTGCGCCACCTACAACTACTAAGTCAGCCATTTCAAAAGGCATATCGTCATCCATAGTTGCTTCATCAGAATTACCCATCTGACCCATAGCTTCCATCTTCTTTAAACCCATTTTTGCATCTTGTCGAAGTTGCATAAGTTTATCAAGGCCAATAAAACGAGTTACATCTTCAGGAAAGATAAATTCACCTTTGCTGACGTTGACAGGTATGTCATCACGAACACCTTCTTTAGTACCACCTACGGGTACTTCATTGCCAGATACTTTATCTATCATGCCGCCTTCATCTTCAAGGCCACCTTCTGCGAATTGCTGCATTTGATTGTTCATTAGTATTGCTCCACCCTTTGCCATGTCCGTTTGTTTTTCTTGTCCCGCTGTACTCATTCTAGGACGTAACCCATCTACATCACGTACTTCTTTTTCTGTACGTAAGTTATGTACAAAGTTTTTTGCAGCTTCTACAAACCCTTCTACACTACTATCTTTATCTCTATTTATTAATTCTTTTCTTAATTGCCTACCAAAATTATTATTGTCTACATCTATAAGGCTTTCTTCATCAGTGCTTTCTCTTACGTTTATTAGTTTACCAGCAATGCCTTTACCTAAACGTCCAAGACCTTCGCCCTCAACACTTTGCATAAAACCTCCTAAAAGAATATGCCTAAGTGTATCTTCTTCTGAATCACTGTAATCATTGTCAGATGCCCATTGCCTAGCTATTACATTGGCTTGATCACTTTCATCATCTACACCTAAAAGAGTAGCAACTCCCGTTTGTAATTTTTGATTATCCAGTAGACCCATTTTTTAATACTTCTTCCCTGAGTAAAAGCAACCTACGTAACGTATGTATTGCGCCCTGTGATCTAAAAACTATAGTGCTGTCTTCTGTTTGCTCCATAGTTCTATGTTGTTGTTTAATTAAATCTTTTATGTAGTTATTGAACTGGTCCCATTCCTGCTGGTTGACCACCAGCGGCTTGAGGTGCTTGAGTAGGTTGCTGTGGTTGTTGTTCATTTCCTGTAAATCCTTGCTGTCCCGGTGCTGGTGCGCCACCCGTTCCTATTGTTCCACCACCTGCGCCCGATGGGTCTACTTGTGGTTGTCCTTCTTCTGGGGTGGGTTGCTCCTGTTGGAAGCCTTTCATTATCTCTGCTTGTATTGCAGCTTCATCCATGTTGTTAGTAACTTTATCTGGATCAAGTTCAAGAGACTTTGCAATCTCCCGAATGATGTATGGAAATTTAGTAAATGGTGCAAGTGAGGGTTGCGCTGCAATCTGCATAAATTGTGTAAGGCGCTGACTACGTACTTCGTTAGCCATAAGACTTTCAGTACCACGTGCTTTAACCTCTAAGTCGCCTTTAATATCAGGATCAAAATCAAACTGCATATTAAAACGAAATAGTCCCTCCCCTAAAGGCCGTAGTAAGTAATCGTCAATGTTTTTAACAACAGACTTAATACTGCCTTGTGCCGCACCCATAAGCATTGATATGCCTGAAGCTGTACGCCCTACACCTGTAACACCTGTTTGACCGTGAGCAAAGCTAGGAAAGCCAGTGCTTTCGTCTGCTAGTACACGTGCCTTATCAAACAGTTGTAAATTCTCACCAGATACATTAGGAAACTTAGTTCCAAAAATAGCCTGTCCCGGTGCGCCACCTTGACGCCTAAACACTTTACCGGGATACAAAGATAAATCTTGCCCCGGCACTAAGTTTGTTTCATCAATTTCAATAAGTAAGTTACCTGACAGTACAGCATTATCTACAGCCATACGCATAAAACCATTCATCAACGTTTGTGTATCGTTCATGTTTTCTGCAATACCTACGCCAAAGAAACTGTAAGGGTTTAACTCGTAGGGTGCTGCGTGGTACGGAATACGTGCAGGTTTAAATGGATTAATTACCATACGTAGTAGCTTGCCATTACAAATCCATACGTTAGCTTGTAATTCATCTACTTCACTTAGTTCAGAAGGTATGTCTACACCTTGCTCTTCAAGCATGTTAACGTCTACTGTACCCCAGTACTCAAGTACTTCGTAACGTTCAACACCGTACTCAGGTGCATAGTCAGAAAGATCATCTTCCCAAGATTCTTTATTGTAGTTTTCCCCTAACTCAATAGCGTCATCAATTACATTGTTACGAAAGAATGGACGCTTTTTAAGTTGGCGAAGTTGTGACCGTGACATCTTATGACGTTCAATAATGTATTGTGCTTCATCCATATTGTTTGCGTCTGGATCAGGGTAAAAGTTCCACACAGATACATGTGATACCTGTGGTACTGTTTTAATAATAGGATCGTAGTTACCTTCATCGTCCCACTGTGGATACTCTTTATCTACAGCAAATGGCCCCTTCATTACACCCGTACCAAACAGAGCCATTTCAAATGCAGTGTTACGTAAATGTTTACTTGCGTTTGATTCTTCTAGTTGATCTTGTATTTTCTTTTGCATCTTCTTTGCAGCAACCATTGCAGGACTAAAGGTAACAGCAGTAGGTGTCATACCTGTACCGTTCTTTAATCCATCAATGTCTTTTAGTTTATCAGTAAGGGGGCCAAGCATTTCGCCAAGTGTTTTAGAAGTTGCACCTCTGGGAAAGTCTTTACCGTCACCCTTAAATCCATAGGGATTTATTTCTTTATCTACATCAGATTCTTTAATCTGATCTGGTTCTGCAGGATCAAAGTTAACATCCGCAACTACACCCTCTGGTAATTCAGTAGGGTCTACAGTAAGTGGAAACTTATTGTTGGCAAACATAATAGACTCTAGCTGCTGGTAGGCAGCAAGTGTTTTTGTTTTAGTTACTTTAATAAATACTCTAGACTTCTCAGCTTCAGTAAATTGTACGTCAGGCCCATAGATACCACGGTAGTTACGATAGGCATCTAACCAACGCTCTTCATCTTGCTGACGATAATCTTCTGCACGTTTATATCGACCTTGGATATAAGGAATAATGTTATTAGTTTTGTAGTCATCAATAGACGATTGTTCCGTATCTTCTAATACGATGGACTCGTCTTCAATAAAAATGTTATCTTCTTCCATTTAGGTTTCCTTAATATCCGAATGTAGAATCTGCTACTGGCATACTGTTTGTAGGAGTACCCCTACTGTCAAAGTCCCAAATACTAAATCTTGGTCTTGACATGATACCATACCTTAACGCATCATACAAGTGGTCTTCTGAGTGTGTGTCAACATCTTCTGGATTTTTTTTATCTAATGGTATTGCTGGTAACTGAGAGATTGTTTCAGTACACGTATTAAAAAACACTAACCTTGCTTCTTCTGTAAACTCATCTACTTGCAAACGTCTGTGTATTTCGTTCTTACCTGCTACACGTGAACCTTTACTTCTATCTGATGGACGCCAACGACATCCCCTCATAATCATTTGTTCTGCCAAAGAAGGGCCAGTATCCCCACGCTTATGCCACAAACTACTATCAAGAACACCGTATCGCATATTACCATCGCCAGCTTCCTCTTCAAGTACCATGTCAGCTAAGTCTACTGCAAGAACCTTTGATACGTATAACTCTCTATACACTACCAACTGTTCACTAGGACTAACTGCAAACCATAGGACACCTGTGTGGCTTCCGTAACCGTAATCGCAAGACCTAAACTTAACCCAGTTATTAGGTATATCAAAAGGTTCAACTACGTGTACCTTCCTATCAAACTCTGTAAAGGCTGCGCCTTCTTTGATGTCCCAATCACCATCTAGTAGTTGCCTACGTTGTTGTTCAGGTAGTGACAAAAGCATTGCTTCGTAGTCACCTTGTTCTGCTAAGTATGGATTGTCTCGTAATCTTGCAGGTATAAACCTACGCTTAAATAATGGCTTACCTGCTTTAGCATGTCCTGCAGGATACTTTAACTGTTCGCCTGTATCAATGTCTGTAGCTATGTACGACTTACCTGCAGGTGCAGGATCAATAAACATCTTTTTAACCCAGTGATGTCCTCTGCCGCCGGGGTTTGTAGTTGCTCTCATACAAAGAGGAAGCTCAGGGTCTGCCGATCTCAAACGACTCCTCATGTAGTTCCAAGCGAAGGGTGTAGCCCATTGAGTTAACTCATCAAATCCTATCCAGCTAAATGCTAGACCTTGATATCGTGTAACGTCTTGGTCTTTGTCTAGGTAACTTAACCACAGTGTAGCACCAGAAGGTGCAGTCCATGTCATCTTACGTTCTGACCACTTAATACCGGGCCAAATCTTAGGGTACATTTCCTGTGACTTAGTAATTAGTTCTCTTAGTTCTTCCGTAGTATGCCGTAGGAGGACACCAGCGAAGGCAGGAACGTCCATAAAGCGTAACGGGTCAGCCAACATAGCATACGATTTACCTCCACCTGCACTGCCTCCATATAGAACCTCACGCTCACTTGCTGCAAGGAAGTCAGTCTGTGGCCCAACGTTAGGTTTAAAGATTATATTGTGATCTTCTTCGATCTTATCTGTAAACTGTTCTAGTATTATTGTTGGACTAGGCTGCTTTGTCTTCTTTTTCTTTTGCGCCAGTTCTGGTGTTTTCAATTTCTTCCGCTTTGGCGATTGCCTTTTTTGCATACTCTGCCCATCGGCGTAGGCTTCCAGCTTTGTTCTTTCTTTGTCGCTCATTGTCTAACCGTTTCCTTAATCCTACGTGTGAAATTGACCTACCTGTATTTCTAGTAAGCCAGTTTGCTACTTCCCGATACGAATACTGTTTAATGTATTTCTGTGCTTGCTCAAGCATATCAAGTTCGTAGCTAATTGGCAAGAGTATTCCGTTATCTTCTGGGTCTATTTCATATCCATACGGAATTGTTCTTGCTACACGTGGGATTGGAACCCATACGTTGTCTTCTTTTAAGTCTGTGGGCTGTGGTAACTTCCATGTACCTACTGATTTAGTCATTGTTTTCCTATACTACGTACCTTCTCTATCAATAATTTCACCTTTATTATTTCTCTTAACGCCGGGTATCCGTTCACGAGAAATAGGTGGTCCTTTCTTTGGCCCAAAAGTTTTACCGTTCATACGAATAGTTCTTCCATATTTTACAGCAAGTTTAGATGCTTCCCTTTGACGATTAGCATCTGTCATTGCTTTACTTTTTAACGCACGTAATTCTGATTCAAAAGTTATTTTAGGATTAGAAGGTTTACCCTTAGTTCTACTTGGTTTTCCTGTTATTGGATTAATCGCAGGTTTTGCAGGCTTAGCTTTTGCTTTTTTAGCTGCTGCCACTTGTTGGGGGCTGAGTACTAGTTTTTTCGTTGTATCTGCTTTTTTCTTTTCTGCTGCTGTTTTTGCTTTCTTTTTATTAGCAGCATCTGCTATCTTTTCAGCAGCTTTCTTTTTTAATTTTTCTTTTATTCTTTTTTTTGCAAGTGATGTAAGTATTCTCATTGGTTTATTCCTCTTCCTCTGTTGGATTCTTGGCTGGCATAAGCATTACACCGCCCTTAGCTTCTATCTGTACCTTTTCAGTTTTAACAAGGCCAGTACGATCTAGTAGTTCTTTAGCTGCTGCCATCTTATCACGAATACCCAACTCAGTTGGATCGTACAAAGCACCTACCATAGCCATTGCAGCTTTAGGTACATTACGTGCTAGGTAACTGTGCGTTACATCAATGATCTCTTCTTTTAAACTATTGGTAACTTCAAGGTTAGAAGTATTAGCAGAGTAACCCGCCATTATCTTAGCAGTAGAAATGTCTCCACCTGCTTCATCCATAAGGATTGCTAGAAACTTTTGTTGACGTTCTGTTAACGCACGTGCCATTATTATGTTTCCCTATACCATTAACTCAAAATGCGGAGCGTCAATAAAGGGTCTACGATTTTGTGATCTACGCTCATCAATGTAGCTGTTCATTGCGTCTTCCATAGACCCATCAAAGTGAGCTATATTTGGGACTGTCCAACTTGCGCCCCACCTAATAGGTACGTCTATTTCCCGTGCAGCTTCTGCCATTGCGTCAGCTATATCATCATACAGATTTAATTCCCATGAACCACGAGAACCAATGTAAGCCATTAAGTCTACCGCAAGACCGTCCAAGTGTTTGCTTTTCATAGTCTGGCTTGCGCCTTTTGAGACTAAGGCTTCTTGTTCTTTTGTAGTACGCATACCACAGATAACACCAAAGTCAATCTTACTTTTAAATATTGCGCTCTTAACTACTGCAACAAGACGTTGATCTAAACCTTCTAGTTTAACATGGCTACGTACACTTAATTTAAAACTCATTCTTTTGTTACCCCTGTATGTAAGCAAGCAATTGTGATACTAGTGTCTGTTATCATAATGCTTGCCCTTTGTTTAACTTGTTCACATATTGATCTACTTTCGTAGGAAGATATTTGAAAGTACTCTAATGGCATACCTGAAGTTAACTGCAACCAAACTAACGCCCACATTTCTTATTACTTTCGTGTTGCTAAAAGAAATTGTAGTTTAAGTTCCAACTCTTTTATTTGTAACTCTAACGCTCTAACTCGTTTAATACTTTCTGCTACTGCAGGTGGTGGTGACCACGCATCAATCCAGTTATCGTTCTCTTCTATTTCTTCCCAGTGGGTTAGTAGCTCTCGTTCAATAAAAGTTAGTCGTTCCATAATACCAAAGTAAGCCCACACAGATATTGCAGTGGCTGCTACCAAAGACAATAGGTTCTTTAGTGGAATAGTAAACTCAGAGCTTTCACTAACCTTAGTCATTACTTATTTCCAAAGAACTTAGATACAGACCGCATACCAATGCTGGCACTTACAATCCCACCTAAAGAATACTGATACCATGTAGGCATTACTTCCAGTGCAGTAAATCCTGCCTGTACAATTTGATTTCCCCAATCACCACAAAATGCCAGAATTAATGGGATACTAAAAAGTAAAGTAATCCACTCATCTTTCCAGCTATTCTGTGTAGCTCGTATTGCTTCTATGTCCCAATCAATCTCACCAGTAGCTTGCTTAACTTTAATCTCCGCATTAGCTTTCTGTACCGCTACCTTACCGTCTAGGTAAGTGCTGGCAAGACTACCGACTGCACCTAATAGTTGACCAATCATTCTAGTTTATCCTTAGTTACAGCTTTCTTAGCTAAGTTAGCTACACCCATAAAGACAGATACCACGCCAGCCACAGAAACAAAATAGATAGAAGCCATACTGCCAATGATCGCTGAAGCATTATCAAGACCAAGTGCGCTTGTAAAAACAACACCAAAAGGATATAGCAACATTCCCCATAAAGCGAACCAAGCCATCTTCCTAGTCTGATCCCTATGGGCGTCTTCATCTTCAATCCTTCGGCGTTTGTCTTCTAATAGTAATAAATCCCATTCATGCTTTTCAATAGAACCACTACCGTTATTGTCTGCTTCTTCAAAGGATGTCAATGTAGTTATGCCTTTCTAAAAAGTTTTGATGTAGCCGCTGCTTTCTTCGGTTGCTTAGAAAATTGCTTACCGGATGCAGTATCTTTTCTTTTCTTAGCACTACTGGCTGCATACGTTTTTGCATCCATAGCTTTAATAGCACTCGCAGGTAAATACCTTTCGCCTGTAGCACTAGCACCCTGTGTCGAAGGCTTACCACTTTTAGTTTTCCAATCTTGCTTTGTCCATCGACTAAGACTTTTTTGACTTTTTGATTTTGCCATCGGCTTTAGCCTTTGCTGTTTTACTTAAATCTTTATAGTGAAATAGCTTTACAGTTGTTTTACTATGTGTTTTACCTGTGTGTAAAGAACCATCAGGCATCTTGTGAGTACCACCAGTATGTTCTGTACCGTCTTTTTTATAGTGCTTTACGCCCTTCATTGCCTTTATCCTTTTGTTTTTTTAACTGTAGCTTTGCTTGCTTTGCAAGTCTAGCTATCTCAGTCTTACCCATAACTTTAGCACGTTGCTCTAGTACTGTCAAGATTTGAATCTTACGTGCATAGGATTTGTTTATTCGTTTAACTTTAGCTATAGTTTCTTTAGCTTCCTTTACAGTAGCAAACTTTATACTAACGGTATCTTTAGGATTCTCATCCGTATAAAGTCTTCTACCACTACCTTTAGGTTTTTTACCAGTACCAACTTTAGGGTCTTTAGCCATTAAGACTTATATCCCCCACCTTTAGCTTTATATTTTTTAGCAACCAATTGCGCTTTCCTTGCTGACCACTGGCCGGGGCGTCCACCTGAACTGCCAGCCTTAACGGATGCCACAAGAGACTTACGCATAGTAGGCTTAGTATAATTACCAGCCGCATTAACGGTAGACTTTGCCTTTGATTTCACCACGGGTAATTCCTATATCTATTAGGTCTTTGTCTGACATGTTCATAAGAATCCAGTAGTCTGCTCGTAGTTGCTGGTTCTTCTGAAATTTAATTAAAAAACGTTTAAACATGGTATAACTCCTCTATAGTACCAAGGATAGTTATACCATGTTTTATCTTACAGGACTACATACAAGATTGCAATCCCGCTATGCATAGTAGTTACTTCTTCTTAGCTGCAGGTTTTTTCTTAGCCATACCGCCATACATATAACCACTCTTCTTGCCCATACCGCCAGCCATCATTTTAGCTGCAGGTTTCTTTTTAGTCATTCCCCCAGCCATCATTTTGCCAACACCGTCAGCAGCAAAAGCAGGAATTTTCTTACCGTCTTTTTTAACCATAGGCATACCACCTCTAGCAGCAGCCATAGTTTTAGACTTAGTTTTTGGTTTAGATTTTGGTTTTGTTGACTTAGTTAATAACTCACGAAGAGGTAGACCTAATTTGTCAGCTTCTTTTTTCATGGCCTTTAGCCATGCTGGGTCTGCTTTAGACATTGTATATTCCTTTTGTTTATCTTATGATAGTACTACACGTACTAATGTACTTGTGCTGCTACCTCGTCTATAGTTTAAGATAGTAGCATTGCCTATAGCTTTAGGTACTACAAGAGAATGTACACCAGCAGGAAGCATAATATCACTATCAGTAATATCAGCTTCCGCTACGCCAAACCCAATGTCTAAAGCGTGACTTGTTTCAATAAGCACCATCTTAGCGTCAGTGCAAACTACGTGTGTAGTAGCAGTATCACCTAGAGTGACTGCATCTTCTACAGCCCACCCTAAGTGTTCTCCTACTAATGCTGCTTGATCAACCATTGGTTATTCCCCCTTAATGTACTGAGTATTCTAACTCAACAGTAAACCGACCTGCAGTACCATCTGCGTTCATAGTGGTAGTAGCAAATACATACAGATTATCGTGTGCAATAGCTGCCTGTACTAGAGGATCAA